ATGTTTCTATCTGCACGTAGGTTAATGTCTTTCTGAGCACGCATTGAAATATTTGTTGCACCAAAAATATCTATATTACCCTTCTGATCCATTTGCACCCAGGCAGTACCGTCTCGATTTATTAGATATACGAAACCGTTGGTCTCATCTAACTTAACCTGCGCACCAGACTTAGTTGTCAATTGAACATATTCAGATCCAGTCTCATCATCCATAATAAAGGAAGAACCACCCTTTCTTCTAATATTAGCAGGAGACGCAGCAGAGTCGATAACAGGCCCGGGTGTTAGAATTCCAAAAACCGTACTAGGAGATTCGCGGCGAGCACTTGAGGTAGTAATACCTCTTCCCTGATCGGTAATTAATCCCTGGTTTCCCAGTCCCTTAAACTTTGTTTTTTCATAGGGTTTGGTTGCCTTATCTGGCTGTGTTATCTTTGTGTCCCATTTATTATATTCTGCTACAGGAATAATCTTTCCCTGATATTGATAATTATTCTCATCGGCCGCCATACCGGGAACCATATTATTCATAAACTGATTATATAGACATCCGATCCAAAATCCCCGGGCAGCATCACCATTAGCAAACATCACCAACACCTGATTGTTTATATCGGGGGGAATCATCCACATACCATACGATGTTTGAGTTCCATCGAAGTCCTGAATATTAGATTTACTGGTTGTATTAACATTTGTTGCTCCGGCAAACGGAGAACAATAGCTTACAACCATCCAACCAGATTCCTCGTTTGGCGCAGCGCCAAGTTCTGGAATCCATACACGAAGTCTTCCATTTCTCTGAACATCTGTCACATCTTTAACAAAACCGACATATACACCACTAAGTAAAGGTGCTCTACCCAACGGTTGTTGACTACCACCAGATATGGGGGAATTTGTTCTTGTATTTGTATCAATGTATGGCATTTTTATCCAAAAGTGGGTGGTAGGCCGGGGAGTGAATTTGGAATTTCAGTGGGAATATTCGAACTAACTTTAGTACCAATGCCGCTTAATGGATTAACTACCCTATTTGTACTAAATTGGCTTTCGACGCCCGGTATATCTATCTTTCCGAGTATTCGTTGGCCTGTCGAGATATCGGACAGTCTACTTTTACTAATTAATTCTTTTGGATTTGTTGGAACATCTGGCTTTACAGCAGCAGGTTCAAGTTCATCCATAAATTGTGATATATTAATATTGTAATCCATTAGGCATGATAATTCTTGATGGAATTTCCCCATTTCAAATTTACTTTTTATATTTGTTACTTTAAATATACCACTAAGCATTTCAACTTCCTGGAAGGCACTTGTGTCGTCCCCGGCCTCGTTATTAATGTCGAACACACGCGGTGTCCTAAACCTAAGCATAAGAAAATTATCTGTTCCTCTTAGATTGACAGCATTTTTCATTTTTGTATGAGCATTCTTAATAAAATTAATAGCTTTAGCTGTATCTTCTTCTAATGTAAAGAATAATCTTTCATCACCTTCTGCCATTGGTTGAGGGAATAACCAGAACGGGTCGCCCTTTATGCTTAGAGTAATATGCGCAAAAGAAACATCTAATGAGCTATGCATTGCTTGAGAAAATGCATTTGATAATTTCTGAATTCCGGAATTGCTACTTGATTCAACCCCTGTACCGGTCTGACGAGATTGCATATTATCGCGTCGAGCCATAGGTCGTAGTTTACCTTTAATTTCTAAATAGGTCTTTGCTTCTTCAATTAGTACATTCTGACGGCTTGTGTTTATATCAGAGAGAAAATTGAATTGTTGATTGGTAATTTTATTTATTACCGGTGTTGCAAGAATTCGCGCACGTGATGTTGCTTCTGTCAATCTTCCATCAGTGTCTTGCCCGAGCCCTTGTCGTTCTTTTACAAAGTTTAATCTATTTTCTGGTTTAGCATTCTCAAGAATTGCAATATATCTCTCTTTAACATTGGGTGGTAAATCAGCAGTAGCAATCTCCTGGCGAGTGGAACTAACTCTTATTCCTTCATCGGCATCAACTTCTCCCTTTGATGCTGTATTTAGAAAAGAAATTGTTGATTTTAATTGTTCAGCAAGGCGCGCTGCGTTATCTGACTTGGTCTGATTTACCATACCCTTATCTATCTCGGCTGCATTATCATAAATGCCGCCCATTCTGCCAACCGATGATGCCATTGCACTATTAATTTTTATATCAAGATTTATAACTTGGTCATTTAATCCAGAAAAAATATAATTATATTTTTTCTTAAGAATATTATTTTCAATATAGGTATTAAGTCTTTTACGCTCTGCATTAATCGTTGAACTTCCGGCAGAATCCTGCGATGTATTAACATCGAGTATACCAATATCATATTGTATGATAAAATATGTAAATTCATGTGCATAGGCATTTTGATATGGATCGTACTTCAATAAACGAGTCTCTGTGATAATTCTCCAGAATTTCTTCATCTGACTTATTTCAGCATTCATAGATTTACCATTGCCACCCGGGGTGGAAGAATTACTTATGCGTATCTGACCTTGCTCGGTCTGCGATAAAATACTGTCAATAATCTTATCAATCCCTGTTCCTTGTGGAAATGTGCCGTTCTTCTTTCCATCAATATTTACAGTGCTATCGTTTCTAACCGAGTCGGTATTATGGGTAGATGGTGTTATTTCATACCTTGCAAGATCCGGATCGACGACAATTTTATAAGAATCCGGTATGCTTGCAGCACCAATTAATCTATAGATCTGATCACCATTTAATGCATCTTGTAATTTTTTCATTGCATCTTCAAAATTAGAGAGATCACGTAGTACGGTTGTATTTGGTAACGAGGCATACGCATTGCTTAATGCTAAGTCATTGGTAATCTGTGCAGTAACTTCGTATTTTGTTCCTGCAGTAGTTACATTGGCCTTAATATCAGTTAAGACTAATGACCATACCCATTTTAGACTAGATAGTTCGCCCGGTGATCCATTTTCTGCCTCAGATGTTTCCGGAGAACGAGCCTTGAATTGCAATTGCATATAATAAGGTACTACTGACCAATTACCTATACCTAATGCCAGTGATTGAAGATATATCTTATCAAGGAGCGCGGCTCCAGCAGGTTCGATTATTTCAAATCTTATATTTGTTGACAGGCCAGTGCCACCATCGGCACTTGGTGTTCCTTGTGAGTCGATAACAACATTATCTATAGTGAAATCAGTAACTGCTGATTCTGCAATAATTATCTGATTTGTTGTATTGAAGATTTTTCCGCTACTCGATGCTTCGGGGGTAACCATAAAAAATTTCCAATGGTAAGTGACAGCATCATATTGATCTAGAATATTAGGTAGAAAATCTACATTAAGTCGAGGAATATCGGTCTGAGTGGGTGTAGATGAAACAACAGTCTTGTGATTATCGCCTTCGTTTCCATAATTATTATATGATCTTTCAAATTCAACATTATTAATAATGCGTGGTGCTACAGCAACATCCTCAAGTCGTGGTTGTGGCTGAGGTTTTTTAGAAATAGCACTTACGCCCGGATTACCTTGTGTGGGAATACCGGATTGATTTATAGCATGTATTTTGACCTCTGGGGCCATAAATGATTTATCAGCCATAATTATTGTTTTAGAATATTAACAGGTACAAAAATTTCTAATCCCGCAACAAAATCATTAATTGGATCAATAATAAGATCTGGGTTTCTCATACAGAACACCCACCATAGGCGAGGTGTTCCGTATTCTTGATTACTCATTAGGTCGGGGCGTTGATTGAATTCGGGTGGTATGATTATAATTTTGTCAAAGTCACTCTTAGGTATGGTTCTCGGAACCCATAGGTCAAGATACCAATCCTTAATAGGAGTTAAAAGGTATTGACTAGAATCTTTTGAATTTGCTGCCATTAAATATATCCATTATTAACAAGTTTACCTGATCTAAATTCGTCGAGATTAAATTGGTTTCTAAGTTTAATTGGAATATACTGAGTTTCTAATTCCAAACTAACTGATACATGTGTTGGAACCCATGTGAAACCTTTATAATTCGCTGCGGGTAAGGTAGTTCCGATATTTTCGGAATATATAGATTTTGTTCCGGTTGTATCCACTGCAACATAATCAATATTCGCAGCAAGTGTATAATCAAAACTTTTTATAATAACAGGAACATTATTAAATTGATACTCACCTAAGTAACTAAAAACTAATGTAGGCGGTGGTGTACCAGCTTTATTGTATGGATTAACACCAAAATAAGTTTTCGTAACGGACCGGAAGAAGTGGATAACCGCTAATAAATACAATGCTTCATCGTTTGACTGTGCTGTAAATTCAGCTGTGATGCCTATTGGCTTTGGATAAGATCTAACATACGCATTGTAATTGTAATTTGAATGGATGAAGGGTGTTGGATCGTACTCACTTACGGAACCTGTTGTAACCGATGGGGTATATGGAAAAAGAACACCATTTGTAGAATATAATGGATAGAGAAGATTATCTGTAGAATGAGGTCCTAGAATAGATTGTGCCTTGGCAATATCCTTTGGTTGTAAGCGTGCTCTTTGATCCGACATTAGAAGTTCTCCTATCTTCTTATTTATCATGACCATAAAGTGGTACTTTTATACTGATACTGTTGACGAAATGCTTTAAGTGTGTTACACTTTACGAAACCCTAAAGGAGAAGACATTAATGTCCCCAGACCTAAACGAAGAAATGCTAATAGAAGACGACGAAGGTAATGTAGCACCCGAAATTGTTGTTATAGCACCCGTTAAAAAGATTAACTACCTAAACAATAAAGACATGCTTAAGGAAATTCACCGTAGTAAGAATTCCTTCTGCGAATACATTAATCCAAAGTACAGCGACTATGATGTAATTGTTGAAAGTGTTGCTGAAATTTTTCTACCCGAAGTACAAGAAAAAGCAAAGATTGCTCGTGCAGCAAGAATCGCAGCCACAGCATATGAAGCCGCATTGCTTGCTAAGCCAAACGTTTCAAAGGCTGATAAGCCAAGACTTGCAGAATTTAAGATTAAACCAGACACACTTTCAGTTGATGACTTGGTATTTCGTGTTTTAGGATTTGATCATATTCCACTTGCGCCGGGCCGTAAGAAAAATCCTAAGAGTGAAGCTGATAGTTATATGAAGTTGAACTTCTACCCCTTCAAGCATTTTATTATTGATAATGGTGTCGAGAAAGAAGTTGGCCGATCACATTCAAAGAATGGTAAATTCAATCTTGAACGTGGCTCCATTACAAACAAGCTTGCTAAGATGTTCATCCTAATGGTAAACAAATATGCACAACGAGGCAATTGGCGAGGTTATACATACCTTGATGAAATGAAGGGACAGGCGTTATTGCAACTTGCACAGATGGGATTGCAATTTGATGAATATAAATCTGACAATCCGTTCTCGTATTACACTGCTAGCGTTTCAAACAGCTTTACCCGTGTTCTTAACTTAGAAAAGAAGAATCAAGATCTTCGCGATGACTTGTTAATTGATAGCGGTGCAAGCCCGAGCTTCTCACGCCAGTTAGCAGTAGAAGAAGAGATTCGTAGACTAAGAGAAGATGCACAGGATTCAGCAAAAGATGAGCATTAATTTATTTGATAAATGTGTAGTCTTTACAGATATTCATTTCGGTTTACGTCATAATTCAAAAGAACATAATCAGGATTGCTTAGATTTTCTTGATTGGTTAATAAAGGAAGCACGTAAGTATGGCGCCGAAACCTGTATCTTTATGGGTGATTGGCACCACCATAGGTCAAATATTAATATTTTGACCCTTGATTACACTATGCAAGCGTTAAGGAAACTTAACGCTGCTTTTAAAACAAGCTACATCATGGTAGGAAATCACGATCTCTTCTATAGAGAAAAGCGTGACATACATTCTATGGTTGTAGGTAGTGAGTTTCCTAATATTGTATTAGTTGATGCTCCTATAGTTAAGGGTGATGTTGCTCTAATTCCGTGGCTAATTGAAGATGAGTGGAAAGAATATACTTCCATAAAATCAAAATATCTATTTGGGCATTTGGAACTACCCGGCTTCAAAATGAATGCCATGATAGAGATGCCCGATCATGGGACACTTAATGCCACACATTTTGAGCAACAGGAATATGTCTTCTCTGGACACTTTCATAAACGTCAGACAAAGGGTAAAGTTAATTATGTTGGCAATCCCTTTGGACATAATTATTCAGACGTGTGGGACTTTGAACGCGGTGGGATGTTCTTAGAGTGGGATAAGGAGCCTGTGTTTTTAGATTACACAGATGGGCCACGATTTATTAGTATCAACCTTACTGCACTTTTAGAAAATCCAGACATTTATCTAAAACCAAAGACATATCTTCAAGTGATATTAGATGCTGATATCACATATGAAGAAGCTAGTTTCTTAAGAGAAACTTTCTTATCTCAGTATAATGTTCGAGAATTCAAACTTGTTAAGAATCAAGATGATGAGTTATCAAAAGATTATGCTGGAGATATAACATTCAAGACGGTCGATCAGATAGTCATTGAACAATTAACTAATATCGAAAGTGATTCCTTTGAGACAAAATTGCTTGTCGAAATTTACAATGGGCTCTAATACATGTTGAATCTAAACGGATTAACAATAAAAAATTTCATGAGTATTGGAAATGTTACTCAGTCAATAAATTTTAGTAGCAACGATCTGGTTCTTGTCTTGGGTGAAAATCTCGACCTTGGCGGAAATGATAATAGAAACGGTGTAGGTAAGTCTACTATTGTAAATGCACTTAGCTATGCTCTCTTTGGGTCTGCTCTAACAAACATTAAGAAAGATAACCTAATCAACAAAACCAACATGAAAAATATGTTGGTCACATTAACCTTTGAGGTTAACGGAATTGATTATACTATTGAACGTGGTCGCAAGCCGGGCATTTTTAAGTTCATTAAAGATGGGGTTGAAAAGGATACAGGAGAAGACGAATCACAAGGCGAAGGGCGTTTTACGCAACTTGAGATTGAACGTATTATAGGCATTTCACATGATATGTTTAAGCACGTGGTTGCATTAAACACCTATGTTGAACCATTTCTTGCATTACGCACAAACGATCAACGGGCTATTATAGAACAACTGCTTGGAATAACCAAGCTTTCAGAAAAGGCAGATAAGCTTAAAGAAGAATCTAAGGTTACAAGAGATGAGATCAAGGAAGAAGAGTTCCGCATATCGGCCGCAACAGAAGCAAATAAGAGAATTGAAGCGAATATTTCGACATTGGAAACAAAGTCGTCGACGTGGGATCGCACGCGGAAACAAAAAATAGAAAAACTCCAGAAGTCTATTATGGAACTTCTCAACGTAGACATTGATTCTGAAATTGCATTACATAAGTCTAAGAAAGAAATTGAAGACTTGACGGCTGAATATAGATCTCTGGCAAAAGAACTTAGTGGCTTAGATAAAGAAGTTACCGAGATTACAAGAATAAAGATACGTTTAGAGAAAAACCTAAATAGTTATTCTGCAGATATTTGTCCTAAATGTAATCAACTAATGGATGCAGAGACACATAAAAAACTGCACGACGAGGATCTTATAGATCACACTGATGCACTTAAGAGATTGACTGAAAAATCGTCAAAACGAGACGAGGTTAAAACTCTCACCGAATCTGTAGCATCTATTATTCCGGCATTGCCTACAACATATTATGATACAATTGATGAGGCATACAATCATAAATCAACGTTGGATACATTAGGCAACAATCTAAGTATCGAATTAGAATCTTCAAATCCGTTTGTAGATCAGATTGAGGCTTTGCGTAAAGATGGCTTACAAGAAATTGATTTTACTAAATTAAATACA